GTGAAATCTTTGTTTCCCGACACCATAGACGACATTACCAATCCTTCTATCATAACGGCTTTCAATTCGCCAACAGTTCTTCCAGGATGTATATCCTTGTTACAAAACTCAGGATCTTCTACGCTGTTGTGTGTTCTGCAAATAAGCGGTCTGTCTTCATAAATAGAGCATTTTCTTTGACCTGATTCGTCTTCGTCAAGTAATAACGGGCAAGCTTTGTCAATCCATTTGATATTTGGATTCATTTTTTTCTGCTTGTTTATTCTGTCAGCGTTAGGCGTAATGCCTTTATCTTTAATTACTTTCTTAATGTAATCTCCTTCATCGTGAGATACATAGATTGTGTCGTGACAGCAGAATGAGCATTTAGAACCAAAACAAGACGTCTTTTCCATTAGCTTTGTTTTTGAAACAGCTTCGTCTACAAAGAATCTTGATTGCATATATGCTAGTTCAGCATTAATCTCTTTTTTTGTTTTCTGAAATATCGGCACAAAATCAGCCATTACCTCTTTGATGGCGTCTGCATTTACTTCGTGAAACCCTTGTTGACTTATAGATTTATTCATTTTTTCTTATTGATTTTGATTTGTAGTTCAAATGCGAATGCAAGTATTATGGCGGTTATTAAAAACTTAAGCACGTCTTCCATTACTTGAATAGTTTTTGGTTGTTGATTTTATCTAGGATATTATAGTATGCAATAACTCCTTTTTCACTAGTGAAATATTCGATTTCCTGAAGCGACGCTTTATAATCGATTTCCAAAGCTTTTGTTAGGTATTGAAACTTATATTCTGGAATAGTTTTGTCGTAAGTATTAGTCTTTCTAAACATAACAAGACAAGGCTTGCTAGTTCTCCCTACGTCAATGAATATGGACATATCGGGTTCGGTTCTGTGTTCACAATACACCCAGCAATGGTTGTATTCAACTTGATTTCCGTGTATGATATCAACAAAATCTCCGTGATATGCTTTAATAGTATATCCTAGCCTAGAAATTGATGAGTTCATAATGTTTGCAACAATAACCGCTGTTTGATTACAGCAGTTTCCTTGCCACTCGTCCATAAGTTTTTTCGCTTTAGATGCGTAATATTCTTTAATGGTTGGCTTTACGATATTGATTAACGTCGAGCTTAATAAATTAATATCAATTGACGTGACTTCTGTTGTCATAGGTTTTAAATGTTTAAAACTAAATCGTTGCTTTAGATATTTATTAGTAGTTGAATTGCTTTTTACGCTTTTCAAACAAGTTATTTTTTAAGGCTACTATATAGTATTGATTGATGTAATTTAATTTACTCTTTAGTATTTTAGAGCTAAGGCTTGAGGATATGTAGTCTCCGTTGATTATTAAGTCAACTTCTGCATCTATTTCTTCAAGATCCATATCGGCTATTTTGTTTTTGCTAAACGTATCGTCGCTATTTAGCAACAATTGAATAGCTATGTAGATATTTCCTTTATGCCTTAGAATTCTTTTTTTTATTACATTCCCAATAACTATTGAGATTGATATAATTATGTAGAATATTGTAATAGCTAAGAATAGATTTAAGGTGGTTTTTTTTATTAATTCTTCCATTTTGCGGTTTTAATACATTGTTGATAATTCTGTAACATTTTTTTTCAGTAACATTATTTCTACTAACCTATTGACTGAAGTTTTTTCATAGGCTGATTCCAAGCACGCTAATTCGCTTTCTTCTATATTAATTAAGCCTGATGAGACTAAACAAATTTCCATTGCTAGTTTTTCTTTAGACATACTTAATACTATTTCTTGGGATTTTTTTTCGTTGTTTAACAACGCTTGTTCTATTGTTAAATAAAGTCTAGCTTTATTTAATGTAGTTTCTTTTTTGTTCACTTTTTGTATCTATTTTATTTAAACTCAAGTGCGAAAATACATTATAATTTTATGTTTTAGTCATAGTTTATTAAAATATTTTAACTTATAGCTTAAATATTTTAAGCTATGAGTTAGAATATAGGTTTATTGACTTTTTTTATTCGATTTGTTTACAATTTGTTCACAAGTTAAGCTTTTATTAGTTTTCCTTTTATTTCTCTGGCTATAACCTTATGAGTTAAACTGTTGTAGAAAACTGTTTGATTTTTAAATGTATTTTCGAAATTGATTTTTTTATCAGTTCTAAAAACAATTTCTCCTTGCAGTATTGCGTGATTGTAAATTCTTTTTCGTTTTTCTTTTGGAAACATAAGATTAGCTTTTAGTTTGTGATTTTAGACATTGCATTTTCCATTTTATTGAAATTACATCTGTCTACGTGAAATATTATTTCTTTCATCCAATGTTCAAATCGTTCTTGATTTGTCATTGGCTCAGCTTGAATTCTTTTTTTCATTGGTTTTGATTTAGGTTAATAATAATAAAAGAGCTGTATTGCTACAGCTCTTTTAAATTTACTTATTCTGTTAATCCTGCGATTAAGCTTCCTGCCTCTTGTTGTGCTTTTACCGGAGCTTTTCCTTTTGCATTGAACGTACTAAGCGTCATTTTAGGAATAAGAATATCTTCGTCTTCACCATAGGTAAATTCGTTGATTTCATAAACTTGGTCTCCATTTTCATCAACCAAAGGATCTTCATCTTCAGTCGTAACCATAGACATTGATTTAAGGTCTGCGATTTGAGATTCGGTTCTTTCATCTTCTTCAATATCAAGAATTGTTTGGATTCTTTTTGGCAATCCTCCTTCAGATGAATACTGTTTGATTGAGATTGTTGGAATTTCTTCTTCTCCGTCAACCGTAATCGATTTGATTTTTGTGAAGATTGCTAGAATTTCTTTTCCTTTCAATGTTGCAGTTTTCTTTTGCAATTCAGCTCCAGTTAATTCTGTGCCTGCTGTTTTCACTGTTAACGCGTGAAACAAGTGGTCAAAACCTTCAGGTGTGATTTTATACCAAACTCTTAATGCTCTTGTGCTTGGTTTGAATCTTGAGTCTCCCATATTCAAAACTTGAAGCAAATTCACTTTTCTTCCTACTTGCTTTTTAGACTGAACAATTTCCAAAATCATTTGATGTTGTCCGTTGTGGTCTTTTGCTTTTGTAACTCCTGCGATAAATAAATCGCCTGATTTTACTGTTGGCAATGCTAACGCTTCATTTACTGCGTCTTTTAATTCTTCTCTTGAAACTACTGCTGTTTTCATAATTAAACGTTTTTGTTTTTGACTTAATTGCCAATATTGTTTTTATTTGCCCATCTGTATTCAGCACTATGCTGTCAGTCCTTTGGAAACTGATATGATACATTAACAAAAAACCCTACCTCAATTAAGAGATAGGGTATTGCTTTCAACACACAAACACTACTAAACGTGTTGAATATGTTGTTTGATTAGAATTTTAATTCTGCTTTTAATCCTATTTTTTCAAACGTTTCGCTCATTTCTTTTTTGTGAAAATGAATACAAGCTTTCATTGCGTTGATTTTTTTATTCATTTCTTGAATGTTTTTAACGTTATTAATTAATCTTTCAATTGCAGAACCTTCTTTGATTAATTCTAAATATTCAAATCTTTTACCTAATTGTTTTTTTATGTATTCTACTTTATGATTTGAAAGCATTGGATCCTCAGTTGGTCTTTGCTCTTTGTATGCTTTTTCATAATCATTTAATCTAGTAGACAACAATAAACAGTCTTCGAAATTTAACTGTTCTATTCTTATTCCTTTTACGATTGTGTATCCATTGGAATAGCCTAATTCAGCTTTTTTTATTCTAATTTCTTCAAGCATTTCTCTTAATATTTCATAAGTATTAAGCTCTTTTTCTTTAGGTTCTTCTTCCTTTGTTTCTTGATTAACGTTTTCAAATACTTTAAACATTAATTTTTGATTAGGATTTAATTGTCCTTTTTCAATTCCAAATGCCGACTCTAAATCTTCAATCGTAAGATTTGTGTTTCTTACTAATTTATTTACTCTAATTTCCTTAATGTTTTCCATAGCGTTTTTATATTTGATTTATTAATTTCTAGTTTAAATCAAACCAAACGAGGATAGAGACATAGTAGCTATATCCTCGTTATTGGGCCTGATTATTTTATTATGCATTGTTGTGCCACTTATGCTTATGAGCTTGCAATGCGATTTCTTGGCAACCGTAGCTATAGGTTGTTGCTTTAGTTTACATAATGAGTTGTCGATCTCAAGCGTTGTTAGTAATCGCAAAGACAGTTGTAGTTTACTATTTATTCTGATTTTACAGTCTACAGAATCTTCACTAGACGTATAATTCGCACATACTGTCTTACTTTTATGCGGGAATCTTAATTTGCTTCAACGAACCTAATTGCTGTTTATACGATGTTTAGTCTTGTACTTTGACTATAGGATTTGCAAATTTTAATACAGGAATTGGGTTTTACCCTATAATTACCGATTGATTCGGTTGACACCACTCTATCTCTTGTTTGTTAACTCCTTTGTGAAAGCGGATAAGAGTTTGTTTTCTTTCACTAAGGGCGCATTTTGAGTTACATTATCTATTTATAGCGTAACTAGCATTTTTACCTGTTTCTTTTAGCTCTTTCATAAGCCAAGAGAGAAATCTGCGGGCTGTAATGTAATATTTTTTCATTTGTTTTAGGTATAATGTGAGCTAGCCAACCTAAACAAACTCTATTAAGAGAATGTTTAAGTTGACGAATTACTCACTTGTTATTGTTATTTGTCAACGTGTACTTTCACACGTTGACTTGATTTTTATTTAATTGATTTTACTTGTTTTAATCTTTATTGTGAATTTCTTCATAGATATATACTGCTGTTACTAACATTCCTAATGCACTGAATAATACAAATGGAAATGTTGATACACAATCTTCTAATGTAGCTTGACTAGATAAGCCTGCTATTACTACTGAAATCACAAAAGGAACTGTCATTCCTGATATGATTGTGCATAACATAATTACAATTAGTTTAATTGCAGATGTTACGGCTGTTTGCATTACTTGAGTGTTACTCATAATGTTTTGTTTTAAGTGTTTTAGTTTGATTTGTATTTGTATTTGATTAGTGTTTCAGGCGTTATTATTATTCCTGAGTCTCTTATTGAAGAGGATTGTATTGTGTCTGATCCTAATATAACATAGTTAATTGCTATTGGATCTAAACAAGGCTTAAATGATTTGTTTGTTATTAATCTAGCCTTACCGTATAACTTATGATTGAAGTTCATACTTAGTGTTTTAGTTATATTTATATTATTCAATCGTTTATTCTTAATCTCTAAAATAGGCTGAAAGGTGGGTTCTCTTATAGTCTCACACTCTAAGGTCACACTCTTTCAGCCATTTATGCTAATGTTATGCTGAATACAGCTTCTCATTCTGCGTTGCTAGTCGCTCTGTTCAGGTATTACATCAGCTAGCTTATGCTGAACACCTATTGAGTTTGGTATGCGTATTAATTAGTATGCGTATTAATATGGTTAATGAATGTTAGCTCAATAGCTCAGCATCTCAAGCCGTCAAGCTGTATGCCAAGCTATAAGCTTTGTTTATCTTTAAACCTTAACCATTTACCAGTTTATTAAAAGAAAAATAGGCGTAAGCCTATTTATTCTTTTTAATCTTTTCTTCACCTAAGTAATAAGACTCAACTAAGACTCCGTCTTCAGTTGCTCTGAATTGTTTATAAAGGTTGAACTTTGTTCCAACTTTATCTTTCAGAGTGAGAAGCGTAGCTTCATCAGTCTGTGCCTTAACTATTAAGCCGTCTAAGGCGAGAATAGCTGTGAAAAAGACAAAAGGTGTGCCTTTTACTTTTGATGTTCCTTTGAATTCGTAAGAAGAAATAAGTTTAGCATTTGCCATAATACGTAGTGTTTGGTAATGTTACTGAAGTTGATAGTATATCAACCTAGGGGGTTCACCCATTATTAAAAAGCAGGGCGGTTGGTGAATGGATCATCTCACGCTCTTAGAAAAAAAATTTTTTTAAATTTTTTAGAAGAACACACACACATCTCTACTAATAAAAAAAACTTTAAAAAAATATATATAAAAAATTTTTTATGTATTCTTTTAAAGTATATTTGTGACAGTCAGGTTTCAAAAGCCTTTCATCCTGTAAGGTTCATACGTATTCTTTGTCTCTGAAAAGAGATTTTCCGATGCGAGTAATAGGATTAGAAGTTGGGTTGTAAGTGGCGGAAACACTAGTAAAATAGCCACTGAGTTGTCCCCGATAGACTAAAAAGAGCTTTGATATAATGTAGGGTATTTAGAAATGGTCAGGATAAACCGCAAAAAACTAAATACATAGGATAGGTTAAGATCCTAAGTTCAAGTAAAATTGAATATGGAAATTAACTGAATAACAACTACGGAAATTCAAAGTTAAATTCGGACTTAAGCAATTAAGTCTCGACCCGAAAAGCCTACTACGGCTATGTTCAGGGTAGGAAATAGTTATGTTCTTAAATAGCTATTAAACAGTACTTACAACGCATTTTACTACGGTCTATGGCCGAAACAAATCACTTTAATAATCATTAAATCACATTTGCTATGGATAAAACTGAAGAGCAATTAAGGGAAGAAGATAAAAAGGCTATGAATATGTTTATAAAGGCAAATGACGCGTGGAGAGAAGGTAGAATGTTACCTAATGATAAGGGATTTAAAATAGAAGACAAACCCGAAACATTAGAGGAAATAAAACAACAACTGAATCCTGACTTAATTGCAGGAATCCTAGCACTGGAAACAAGATGATAGCAACACAACAAACATTCAACAATGCGTTTATAGCGGGATTGTTGCCAAGAACTTTCGAGAGTTCATTCATCTCAGGGTTAATTCCTAGAGATGTTAAGCCGGAAACAATTCCATTATCTAAAGATAAAGTAGTGGCCGCGGCATCAGAGCCAAGCAGGATTAAAATCAAAGTAGGCGAACCGGTGTTTTTAGGTAAGAAAGGTGAAAAACAACACAAAATAACACTAGAATCATTTAACGAAAACGTGCTTGTGTTAAAAACAATAGACGTAAGTCACGGAGCCGGATACATTGTGTTAAAGAAACAGTACATTGCAACAACGAGAAAAGAAATAACAGTAACAATAAACAATTAACAAATCCCCCAATGAAAATAAGCGACATAACAATAAATAAAGTAAAGTCATTCCTCCAAGGATACTCGAAATACTATTACGATAATATTTTTGGTTTGCCAGAATACATAAAAGAACAAGTTTATTTTAGGCTATACACCTGTAAAGATACTTGCTTAGTAACTGGAGAATGCGAAAAATGCACTTGCCCAACGATACAAAAATCATACGCAACAGAGGCTTGCAGTAATAAATTTCCAGACCTGATGAGTTACGGAGATTGGAATAAATTTAAAAAAACAAATGAAATTCCAGACTTGGGTGAAATTAAAGGGCAAGTTGACGATGTGATTCTTAGAAGCAACTATAAAAACGGAGACAATGTTTAGCGAGAATGATTTCAATATAGAAATGCGCGAAGAAGAAGACAACGTATTCTATTGTCAGCACTGCTTATCACTTAAAGTGATTGTAATACCTAAAACAATAAACTGTTATTGCGGAGAATGTGGAAACACCGACATAATAGAAACAAATATTAATCTCTGGGAAGAGCTTTATACAGAAGAAAATGGAAGAAGATACTTGGATGACCGGGAAGCAGATAACAGAAAACTACCTACTGAACGAGGACAATTTTAGAAACGTCTTGTTTACTAAGAAAGCTTATGACTTATCTGAAAAAGAATTAATAAACAATTTTATGCGAAATAACCACAAGCTAAGCGACTATGTTCTAGGCTCAGAACTAATACTTACCGCTTTTGGTCAATTCACAAAAGGAAATAGAATATATGTTTGCAAAACAGTGTCAATAATTAATTTAAACTAAATGAATCAGAACATCCAGAGTGTCGGAGTAACCGAAGAGCAGTTTTTTAAGCTATGGCTTAATATGCTCCAGCCGTTTCTTCGACTAAGGCAGCAAGAGATAGATCTTCTAGCGAAGATTTTATATCACAGGCATTTAATATCTGAAACAACGTCGGATAAAGCAATGATAGATTTCTTTTTATTTTCTTCGGAGAATCGTAAAAAGATGAGAGAAGAGCTTAAATTTGAAATCTACACGTTCAATAATAATCTAGCTATCTTAAGAAAGAAAGACTTGATTATCGGAAAGAGCGTCAACAAAAGAATAGTACCAGCTATTCAAAGACCGTTCGAAAGCTTTAAATTCACGTACTCTATTGATATCGTAATGCCAAAAGTAGCAATCTAGAAAGATATGAAAATTAGAAAAACATTAGAGGAAAAGAAAATAACTAAAGTTAGCTTTGAATTAGGAGTCCCTGAAAGCGTAGTTGAAGAGTCTATAAGCGTTCTGTTTAAATACATGAAAGGAAAAATAGAAGAACCTCAATTAGCCGGAGATGCAATCCTTTCTTCTGAAGACTTTTCGAAAAATGTACCAATATTAAAAATACCTGGATTAGGATTTATGGTTCCGAACTATAAAAAATACTTGTGCATCAAAGCAAATGAGCTTAAAAAAAATAAATAAAAACTAAAGCTACGCTTTATAAATTAAAAATATGGAAAATTTAAAAATGCCTGCAAAGGCAATGATTAAAGAAGGAATGATTAAAAGTGCTAACGGACTGTTCGTTGATGCTGGGTTCTTAATGGAAAAGAAATCTGATTTTGCGAATCAAGACAGAAAACTGGAAGAACACAATAAAGCTAGACGAAATGAAATTAGAGCGCCGACGCCTGGAGTAAAAGTTCCTTTTTCATTTGTAATGACTAAAGCAGTTCGCCCAAAAATGATAAACAAGTTAGCTAGCATGAATTTAGTGCAACTAGACCTTGAAGGAGATGAAAAGTTTAAAGGTGAGGCGCCGGGAATGGTGCGTGTGGTTTTTAACGAACAGGAAATTGTCAGTGTCGGAAAAAACGCTGAAGAGAATTTCAAAGTAGGTCAGTTAGTTAAAATAGACTTCAGAAGATTTACAAACGTGCGTGATACAAACGAAGTTGCTCCTGATGGACAGTATACAAAATATATCGACGTGCCTATTCATAATATAGACGGCCACGATTACATTATGATCGACCAAAGAGATATAGTCTGGGTATACGAAACAAATCATCAGCTTAACGATTTAATAGGATTCGAAGATGAAGTTATTTAGTTGCGAAGACGGGTTCAATGTAATCATTGAGCCTGAGATTCTGTTAATAAGAGACTTTAATTTCCTTTACGTTGATCGCAAGGGAAATGAGAATCTTATTCTAAAAGAATTAGCGTACATCTACTTTATGCACGAGGCTTCTTCTGACTTTCAGCAGCAAGCAGACGAAGCTGAGCGGTCTTTAGAAGTAATAAAGCACACCAATCTTCCTGCGGGATGGCAGCCTGATAATTATATTACAGACTGCTGTAATACTTTTTTAGAGCGTTCAGAAACAATGTCTTCAGGATTACTAAAAGACACCTACGCTATGGTTCAGAAAATCAGAACTGAACTAAAGGCCATAGACCTTGGAGAAAAAGACAAGATGGGAAAGCCTGTTTACAATTTAAAACAAATCATAGAAACGGCAAAGCTAGTCCCGTCACTTATGGAGGCGCTTAACAAAGCAGAAAAAGAATACGTTAAAGGCCAAGCCGAGGTCAACTTAAACAAAGGAAGCAAAACTAAATCTACATACGAGGATATGTAATAATTATGAGTGAATACACTTTAACTAACTCGGTAAATACAGAAATAAACAAAGAGCTTATTGATTCTCTCAACAAAGAGGAGCGCAATATGTTTATGGAATATATTTCTTCAATACAATTTGTGCAGAATCTAATTTCCCCAGATAGATTATACTCAAAAGACCTAAAGCGTTGGCTAGATCCAAACAACGACGAGCTAGATGAAAAGAGAACTGAGGATCCAAAAGGAATGATTCGTGTAGATATAACTAATCCGCACATATTAGAAGATATGGATTACTTCAGACAATCGGCTATTCACTTTGAAGAACACGGAGTTTATACTCTTCTAAAGCCAAGTCGAAATCCATTCAGCGATTACAGATTATTTTGGGACGAAGAAATGCGTAGGTGCTGGGACGGTTACGTTCGAGAATCTGACGGAGAATGGATAACAGGATACTTTTATTTTTACCTGAACTACTCGCCTATTATGAAGTCTAAAAAGCGGAAAGGTTCTAAAAGAGCTGACCGTATACAGGGACTTCCTGATTTCTACGACGGAGATTATTTGTTCTTTCATTACCTAGACAGAGCGCGTGATAACGGTTCTCACACTGTTACGCTTAAAAAACGTGGAGCTGGTTACTCGCTTAAAGGAGGTTCTAAGCTTGGAAGAAATTTTGTAATCGGTGAAAGCGCTGACGCAAAAAGAAACGTAGTAAGCTTAGCTATTGCAAACGAAAAGGAATACTTAACTAAAGATGGTATTCTAAATAAGTTCGTAGACGTAATAGATTTCTGCGCGCAACATACGCCATTTCCTGCAATTCGTGAGCTTAAAAACTCTTGGATAAATATGCACTGGATGATGGGATACAAAGACAAAGAGTCTGGCATCGAGAAAGGAACTCACAATCAAGTAATGGGAGTTACGCTTAACAACGATCATGAAAAAGCGCGTGGTAAGCGTGCGGTTTTAATTGAATGGGAAGAGTTCGGTAAGTTTGACAACTCTATCAAAGCCTGGAACATTGGACGTCCATCTGTTGAAGAAGAGGGTGGTTATGTTTTTGGACTGATGAATGCTTATGGAACAGGAGGAACTGAAGGCGCCGCCTTTGCTGGTCTTCGGGAATTATTTTACAGCCCTGGAGGATACAATGTTTACGGGCTTCCTAATGTTTTTGATAAACACACCAAGGCAGGAAGCAGATGCGGATTCTTTCACGCAAGCTATTTAAATATGAAAGGGCGTATGGACGGAAGTGGAAATAGCGATGTCGTGGCCAGTCTTGTTACATTAATAAAAAATAGAGTTCATATTAAATATAACTCTAAAGAGACTTCTACAATAACTCAAAATATAGCAGAAAACCCTGTGACGCCTCAAGAAGCTATAATGAAGTCTACCGGTTCAACTTTCGACACCGTAGAGATTAGAGATTATTTGGAAGAATGTAGAGTCAATGAAGATAGATTTACTTCGGCGCATTTAGTAGGCGACTTGGTTATAAAAAGCGAGGGCAAAGTTGAATTCAAAACTAATTTTGATAAAATTCCCATACGAAAGTATAAGTCAGATAAGACTAATCTGGAGGGGGCTGTGGAGATATTTGCTTTACCGCAGATAGATCACTCAATCAACAAACCTTTCCAATACAGGTATATCGCGGGAATTGACCCTGTTGACGCGGACTATGTTTCAAACGGATCGTTGGCAAGTATTTTCGTATTCGACCTTTGGACAGATGAGATTGTAGCCGAGTATACTGGGCGTCCAGAATTAGCAGAAGATTTTTATGAAGTATGTAGAAGACTGCTTTTGTTTTACAATGCAGTTGGTAATTACGAGAATAATATAAAAGGGTTGTTTGGGTATTTCAACGGAAAAAATTCACTGTACTTGCTCTGCGATGCCCCTAGATATCTAAAAGATGTAGAGGAAACAAAGCAAGCTCCGATGGGGAACCAAGCAAAAGGAACTAGGACGACTAGCTTTATTATCGCAGATGGTAAGCGTCTTCAAAAAAGCTGGCACAGAAGTATTCATAAGTCTGTAAATGCAGAAGGAGAATCAGTTGAAGTTCCACAGCTTAGAAAAATACGGTCTTTAGGATACTTAGAAGAAATTTACGAGTATCACATTGACGGCAACTTTGATAGAGTTTCGGCAATGGATATGGTAATGATTCTTAGACAAGAACGCTTAAGGCTAACCGAGTCTAGAGATAAGGAAGATGCTAAAGATGAGTACATAGAGGAAGATGATTTTGTTAGAGAGAACTATGGCAATCCAGAGGGCGAAGAACAATACGAAAACTTCGAAAGCAACTACAAAAACTAAAAAATATATACATAATGAGTATCAAAGCATTTCCTTCACAGAAAAAAAAGTTTGCTACCAAAGGCAAGAAATGGAAAGAAGATCATTTCGGATGGGCTAAAAACGCAATCTATTCGGACGATTCTCAAATCAGAACTTCTGTTGCTAGAAAGGAAAGAAATGTATTATCGTATCTAGGAAGAATAGATGTGAAAGAATATATGACTTTACTAAATCCAAATGCGCTAAAAAAATTCGCATATCCTACTAATATTCAGCATCACCCAATTGCAGCGCCTTATTTAAACGTGCTTATTGGAGAGGAGTTTGATCGTAGGTTTGAATGGAAAGCTATTTTGACAAATCCAAACGCTATCTCTAAAATAGAGATTGACAAGCGTAAGATGTTTGAAAAGAAAATTCAAGAAATTATTACCGACCCTGGGATTAACGAACAAGAAGCTACGGACCAGTTGAAAGCTTTTGACTACTACGTAAAGTTTGAATACCAAGACATTAGAGAGAAACGGGCAAATTTATTGCTTAGACATTACATCAAAGAGCTTGACTTGAAGATGAAATTTAATGCTGGGTTTAAAGACGTTTTACTAAACTCCGAAGAAGCTTACATAGGCGATGTTTTTAATAATCGCCCAAGTATCGAGAAGATGGATCAGAAAACAACATTTGTTGTTCGGTCTGGAAACAGCAATCGATATGAAGACGCTGATGTAATTATCAATTACGCCTACGAAGCGCCAGGAATGATTCAAGATAGATATTATAGATACTTATCTGAAGCTGATACTAAATGGATTGACGAAGCTACTCAGAAGATTTCCGGAAGCGACGGTTCTGACCTAGATAGAGATGAACACGGAATCAACTTAGCTCGTAGAGAGATGATGAGAGATTATGTTAGTTTACCAAAAGGAATGGGTTCTGATTTTTCAAACGGACATTCAGAGATATCAGACTCAGAAGGAAACATCAGAGTAATTAGACTGTTTTGGAAATCCAGAAAATTAATTAAACGCGTAAAATCATACGATAAAAAAACAGGGAAACCTGTTTACGACTATCAATCAGAAACTTACGTACCAAAAACCGAAGAAGGTGAAGAGGCTGAAGACTACTGGGTATCTCAATGGTGGGAAGGTGTTGAAATCGGAGACGGAATATATCCTTATATCAAACCAAGAGACATTCAATACAATAAATTTGACGATCCAGGATACAATCACCCAGGAATCATAGGTCAAATTTACAGCATCAATTCATACAAAGCGTCCTCTATGATGGATATGGCATTTCCATATCAATTGATGTACGACGCTACGTTTCATAGAATGCAAGATGCAATGAGTAAATTCTTCGGAAGCTTAGTTGTTGTGGATTTAGCAAGTCTTCCTCCAGGATGGGATTTAAATAAATGGATGTTCTTCGCCAAGAAAGCTGGTATAGCCGTAAAAGATAGTTTCAAGGAGGGAAATAAAGGTATGGCTACAGGTAAACTTGCCGGTGGTATTCCTAATTCGGGCCAAAGCATTAATCAGCAACTTGGCGACTTCATCCAACAACAAATCAACATCTTAAATTATGTTGAACAGCAAATGGGTAGAATTGTTGGGGTTCCGCCACAGAGGTTAGGAGATATCCAAAACAGAGAAACGGTTGGGGGTGTTGAAAGAGCCGTAACACAATCAAGCTATATTACAAATGAAAGATTCAAGATTCACGACAACGTTAAAAAACGTGTTCTTACAATGCTATTGGAGCTGTGTAAGGTTGCTTATAAAGGCTCTAGTGCTAAGTTCCAATTTATCGGCGATGATTATGTGAATCAAATCTTCGAAATAGATGACGAGTTTTCTAATGAAGAGTATGGAATTCTAGTTGACAACGAAACTGATTTATCTAAAATAGAGCAAATGATGGATGGCCTTACTCAGGCGGCAATGCAGACTCAGGCAATTAGATACAGCGATGTATTTAAAATCTACAACTCAAGTAGCTTAAGCGAGAAACAGCGCATCATAGAAAAAGGAGAAGAAGACTTGATGAAGCGAAAAGAACAAGCGCAACAAGCTCAATTAGAATCTGATAATAAAAATGCTCAAGCTATTCAACAGCAAGCTCAAGCTAATCAAGAGATGATTGAACGTCATCACAACGATAATCTTGAAGCTGACAAATACAAAGTAGACCAAGATAATCTAACTAAGCGAATGGCTCTTGATGCTGGAATAGAAGAAGTTTCTGAAGCAGATCCTGAAGCTCGCAAATACGACCTAGAAGACAGAAAAATGAATCTGGAATACGACAAGCTTTCCAGTGACTCTATGCAGTCGATGTTAGACTTAGATGAACGTATCAGAAACAACAGAGAAAAAGAGAAGATAGAAAAGCTGAAAGTGTCAGCTTCTAAAACTAAAGCGAGGATTTAGAAACTCAGTTCCGCATTATAGCCATATATGATATTAATCCATCATATACTAGAGATAGATTTGTAATGCAAAACCTTTAAAACATAGACAAGATGGACCACGATTTATTCCTAACATTAGGAGATATTGAAGTTAAAAATGAAGAAGTAGTAACAGAAGCTGTAGTAGTCCCTGTTGTTACAGAACCAATAAAAGCAGAAGAAGTAATTGCGCCAGTCGTAATTGAGCCAAAAGAAGAATTTGCAAACAAGCAGTTTGAAAAAACAAACGAGGAGATAGCCCCTTCTTCAGAATCTAATGATTCGTCTTCGACTATATCGGTTTTTGCAAACTATCTAAAAGAAGAAGGGGTGTTATCCTCAGAATTAGAAGGGTTTGAAAAAGTTGATTCTCTTGAGGATTTGAAGAATTTGGTGATGAAGCAGATAGAGTCTGAAAAACACTCTAACCTAAGCGAGACTCAAAAAAGATATCTGGACTCAATTGAATCAGGAATTCCTTTAAACGAATACGAAAGTATGCAAAAGGAGTTAAGCTGGATTGAATCAATAAGCATTGACGACTTAAACGATGAAAGTGAAGCTGGAGGTCAGTTAAGATTTGACATAATGGTAATGGATTTGATCGAGTCGGGAATGGATCAAGACAAAGCAGTCGTTCTAGCTAACAGAAGCTTCGAGCTTAAAAAAGACAAAGAAGACGCTGCAGATTCCATTCAAAGCCTTTACAATAAAAAAGTTGAAACATACAACGCGTCTGTAGAGGAGAAAAAAGTTGAAAAACAAGCCTCTATCGAAGATGTTAGAAAGACAATCGACGCAAAAGAATTCATAATGGGCGATATCAAGCTTACTAAAGAAACTAAGAGCGAGATTCTAAAACTTATGACTACGCAAGTAGACACAACTCCGGAAGGACAGCCTTTAAATCAATTTGGTAAATGGCGTAGAGAAAATGGTGTTGAAGCTGAGATTATTTTAAACGCATTGTTTATCAACACAAACGGATTTAAAAATCTTGGAGACATCAAAACTCAAGTTAGCAGCGATTCAGCTAGAAAACTTGAAGATAGACTTAGGTCTTTAGATAAAGAAGATTTAAGCAGGAGCGCTCAATCAGGCTCTAAAAGCGGAATGACGCTTCAATAAAAGTAAACAACAAAACTATATAAAAAGTAAATACTATGAAACTAGACAGATGGCAAATGACCGAGTTGAAAAACTGGAACGGCCCATTATTCGACCCTGAAGCAACTTTAAAAGCGCTTCACAAAACGCAGCCTGAGAAGATCAGAAAGAATATGGTTAAGCTGAACGCTATCTATTCTGGAAGAACTTTAGAAGATACTCTTGAAGAGTTAGGTGTAAAATATGTAGACACATTAAGTGATTTCTACTACGAAATTATCGCAGACTCAAGACGTAATGTTCAGCTTATCGAAGCTAGAGTGAACGGAGTTGTTGTTGACGCTGGAACTACGGTTCTTGTTGGAGGAGCAGTTATGGAACTTATTTTCGGTGAAGATTACTTCTTCGAAGGTGAAGTTATCGTTGGTGAGAAAAACGAAAAATATCCTGTACGTGTAATTCGTACTCCTGAAGCTGAAGGCGACAATGTTGCTTACACAGTAGAAGGTTGGGGAACTCCAAACGGAATTCCTTCTGACGAGTTCTTGCCAGGTAAAAAATTCTCTGTTGAGTACGCTCCTGCTGCTAGAGGTTTATCTAGAAGCCAAGGTGGTGTTAGACGTCCGTCTACTGCTAAAGTACGTGGTATGTTGTCAACAATTCGTATTGACCACAAAGTTGCCGGTGATATCGATGATTACGCAATCTTGATGGGCTTCCCTGCTTTGGACAACAAAGGAAACGAAACTACAATGACTGTGTTATCTTCTTACGAAGACTGGTTGGTAGCAAAAGAGTTCTCTGACTACAAAAACAAAGCATTGGCTTACGGAACTACCAACGTTGATGACAAAGGTAACACTTTCAACATCGACGGTAAATCAGGTAGAAAATTGACATTTGGCCCAGGTCTTCGTCAACAAACTGATAACGCAAACAGCATCTTCTTTAACTTTTTCTCTTTGGATATGGTTGAAAATGTATTGCAACAATTGTCTTACAACAAAATCGGATTGAACGAAAGAGTGTTCGACTTAGATTGTGGTCAAGGTTTCGCAACGTTATTTCATAAAGCAGTATTGAGTACTGTTTCAGGATGGCAAGCAATCTCAAACAACAACCCTTCTACAATTCAGAAAGTATCTTCTGATTTGCATTCTAACGCTTTAAGCGCAGGGTTCCAGTTCACTGAATATCTTTCTGCTAACGGAATCAGAATGAAAATCAACATTCAAGACCAGTATGATGATCCAGTTCGTAACAAAATCTTAATGCCAGGTACTCAGTTGCCAGCAGAAAGCTTCCGTGCTGACATCCGTTATATGGGAACAAAAGAAGATCCAAACATCCAGAAATTGATGTATTCTAAATTCCAAAAAATCGGTGGAGAGCAATGTGGATACAGCTCAGGTTTCCGTAACCCGTTCACGAAAGAAGACAATGTTCAATACATGTCAACTGACGAAGATAGCGCGACTATCACAAAATTCACTCACCTTGGAGTTGCAGTTTACAACAAAGAGAGATGTGTAGCATTGATTCCTAAAATCCTTGAATAAGATTTTTTAAAAATAAACTTTCCAATAGATAGGGTGCGTACCTGACGGACGCACTCTTTCTGAGGAAGGGATTAAAAACTTAATCTCTCTATCCTCGTTAGCAAGAACCTTAAAAAAAATGATATGGCAGCGATTACTAGAAAAGAAATGTTTGTTGATGAGAAAGTGTTTGTAAAATACCTTCCAGATTTAAGCAACGGAATTACAGATAAGACACATCCCGAATACGGCGGATTGTCAAACAACGCTAGAATTGGAATTTGCGCTCCAGTGTCGACAAGAAGAATAAACGACATCTTCAGTGAGGACGAATTAAGAGTATTGGCTGAAGAGTTTAACGACCCTACGTTAGTACGAGGTGATTCAGACTTCTGGAAAGAATACATCACCGACAAGTACGGAATGAGTCAGTCTATCTTCCCTATCTTTCTAAAGAAAGAAGGCGCTTTATACAACAAAAAAAATCCTATCGATTACATCTACATCAGAGTACTTGAGGATTCAGAATCATTGGGAGGCTCTGTTGAAGAGGCTAAAGTTAAAAAATGCAAGTTCGCTTTGATAAAAGAAAAAGACGAGTTTAAAAAAGAAAAAGTAGACATTTCATCAGCTAAGTCTGCATTCAAATTGTATAACAAATACGACGAGAACGAAGACGTTTTAAGATACTTGTTATCAAATATAAGTAAACCGGTTTCAGCGACAGTTGGATTAGAGTTCTTACAAAGAGAGTCTTGGAAAGAAATGAATGCAAGGCCAGTATTGTTTGCTAAAATTCTTGAAGACGAGTTCTTGGAGACTAAAATAAAAATTACGCATTTCTTGAGATACAAATTAATCAACAAGGTTAACAGCTTGTATTACTTTGAAAAAGGAGAGCCAATAACATTTGACGGTGTTGTAGCCGATATGCAAGGAGCTGCATCGTATTTAGGCTCTGGAGTAGGTCAAGAGGCTTTATTAAGTTTAGAAGCTAAGTTAGCTATTCTTACTAAGAAAGTAAAATAATAAAGCATTATGGATCTAGAAGAGTTCAGAAACGAGTTTAATTTTAAGTACGACGCGGCATCTCAAGGAGGGCCAGACATAGACGATTATGAAATGTCTATAGTTCTTACTCAAGCCGTAAGAGATCTTACCGAAGCGGCTTTGGAAAACTTTGAATTGAACGAAGAGTCTAGAAGAATAGTGTCGCATATTATAAAGTATCACGACGGAGCTGTAGTTAAAATTTCAAACTTAACTCCGTCTCTTTTAAAATACACAGTGTCGCTTCCTGAAAAGCTAATGAAGATTATTAGGGAAGAGCCGAAATTAAATAATTGTATTGCAGTTCCTGAAGTTGTCGTTAGCAAGTTAGATGAGATAAATACATTTTTGAATAATTCATTTAAAAAGCCAACTAAAAGAAAAGTAGTTAAAATAGAGAACAACAAAGTTCTTATTACGGTATTTTCTTCTGAAGTATTAAACGCATACAGGATTACATACGTGAAAGAGATTGATCCGATTATTATATCAGATCTTGATCCAGGGTTAAGTATAGAAGGTTTAAACAAAAAGCAATCAACAACACTGCCTGCGTTCATTCATTCAAAAATTATAGACGTAGCTGTGTTCAAAGCTATATCAATTGCTAGAACAAACAACATACAAAAACAATAATCTATTTACTAATTAATACAAAAACAAAAAAATGAGCACAACATCATTGCCATTCGAAAAAGGAATTAGACATTTTATGTTATTCGACGCAGTTGCTACGGAAGTTACATCTGCAACATTCGTTACTGGAGCAAGTAATGGAGAAATAGTACCTTTAGGAGAAGGTGGAGTAGCCTGGTCAGCAGGTAAAGATTTACTTTTCTTAAAGAAAAATGCAGCTGGAGATTTGTCTAAATCAGACTTGATTACTCCAAAAGACATTACCTATATGAAAGGTACTGCTCCTAGAGCAAAAACAGGAAGAATTCAAACTGCAAAAGTTGAAGCCGCAATTGTTACTGGAGTAGAATACTACCTTGATTTCAAATTGAACTACGGGCTTTCTGAAAAAAACTGGATTAGCTTTTTAGCTTCAGCTAAAGCTGTAGCCGGAGACACTGTTACTACCTTAGCTACAAAACTTGGAAAAGATTTAGCGACTCAGTTTGACAGGTCTATCCACGTTGGCTATCAAGGAGCAAAAGGGACTGAAGTTATGATTGTAGGAACTTCTGTTCCAATTAACAAATACTTCAAAATCACTCAGGTTGCAGGTGTTTTAACTATTCAAGAAAAAGATTTTATCTTAACTGACTACGTAGTAGCATTGAGATCTTTCGACCAATTGATGTGGAACATGGTAGCTAGAACAAATGCTGATTCATTTGCAACGCTTTCTACTGTTTTGACTTCAACAACTGTTCCTGGTGTTTATGCAAAAGGAGCTGGGTATCAGATTAAAGAATTAGAGCACTATTTAAGTTCTCATCTTGGAGAGTTTTCAACTTTAGACAGATCATTAAGCTTTAACAGAGCTTACGAGGCTGATACTGCAAAATCGTACTACACGATTGACATCAAGTACACAGACGTGTCTGCATACGATCCTCAAAAGTCTGACAAACAATTAATATTTGTTTGCGAGACATTGGTTGAGATAAACAAAATTGGCGCTGCTATTGCCGCAGCAGGCGGACCTGCTTGGGTTGCTTTTGTGTAATTAATAATTCACATAGATATTATATTAAATAAACCTAGATTACAATTAGTCTAGGTTTATTTTTTTAAAGTTAAATTTGTTTAATACGTAATTTTTTATCTAATGATAACAATTAATGAGTGCAGGGTTTCGGCTGATAATAAAAGAATATATGTAGATATTGAAGCTGCAGTTGGTTTTAAAATCACAAGCGCAAACCTTTGGACTGAAAGCACTTTTAAAGTATATTCTAGAAAAAAAGTAATACCGCTTTCTAAATTAACAAACAAAGAGTTATTTTTTATAGACGCTAGCTCAATTGGACTAATTCGATTTGACGGAATTTATTTTTTAGAATTTGAAACGGACGAGACGCCTGTTGGATCCACTCAATTCTTAAATCCAGTAACTGCGGTAGTTACTAATTTAGTTGGATATTATAAGTGCGCAATGGAAATGTTATTAAGAACTAGCGGAAGCTATCTTAATATATTTTCTTCTGGAGTGACTGACTCTGGGGACGCGAACAATGTAATGGCAGTTCATTTGCTTTTAGACGCCATAAGCGAAGCTATAAAATTAAACAGATACATTGATGCCATAACTCTTTTAGGAAGACTAAAAACTATCTGCAGCTCTTGTGTAGATTGTGCTAATGTTCCTGACGAAGCAGGATGCGAAGATTGCGGAAGTAGCTCACATTTTTAAAAGATAAACAATGCAATTAAATAAGGAAACACATTTAAAAGTAATGCTAGGGACTATGAGTAAAGCGTTTAAAAACGCAAGGCGAAAAGGTACTTACAGCGTTAAAAATTTATACTTTTTAAACTGCATATATAAAACACTTAAGATGTCTTGCGCAATTGGAATAAGCGAAGACGACAAAAGAGAACTGTGTTTATTTTATTATAAGGTATTAAATTCCTCAAGAGAGTTTTGCAAGCAAGACTTGCAGTCAGAAGCTTTTAAATCAAATCAATTCTTAACACACTTAACTGTACAGGACATAAAATTAACCGGAGATCACGCGCCAGAAGTAGATGATTTTATTATTGGCGACGAAGGAAGTGTTGAGTATTTAGGTGTATTTGTAAATACATTTTCAAATCAATTTGTATAATTAAATAAAAAAAAACATGGCAACAAGTTCGCAAATAAAGGCAGATAATAATACTAATATTAGAATAAAAACAGCAAACAATAGCATTACAGCTGATAATGTTGCGGACCAACTCGATGCTAGTATTGACTATACTGATCAACAAGACGCGTTAAAAGTGGATAAAGTTATAGGGAAGAGCCTTGTTAACGATACCGAAATAGCAAGATTGGCAGGTATTACAAGTGTCGCTAAAACACAAGGAAGCATTGATGCGGTTAGCGGATCAAAAACAACTTTACAATATGATATAAATACCGTTAATAAAAGTGGTGGTTCAGAAGTAAAACTACCAACTACTACTGAAGTTGGAAAAGAAATTTTGTTTTTAGCAAGTAATTATTCAGGAACAGTAAGTGTTTATGTAAATGATGCGGAAGAAATTAAATTATCAGGTGGAGCAAATGGAGTATCAGGAAATCAATCAAACTTGCAAATAAATGCAAATGAGGCATATAGGTTTATATACCGCACAAGTAATTATTGGTATTTTGAAAAGATAATTGACATTCCAAGTAATCTCTATTTGTTAGCGTCTGAAAGATCTACAAGTATCGTTACTGATGGAGCTAGTAATTTTAAAGTGCCAAGCGTAAAATCTGTAAAGGATTATGTAGACGCCAATATCCCAACTACAGTAAATACGGCATTTACAGCAAAAACTTACGCATCTACAATGTCAGTGGCGCATAACACATTGAGTCCAAACTTCAAAATAGATATAACGGGCAATCTTGATTTAACCATTACAGGAACAGCTAACGGCGATTCAGGATTAGTTAATTTATATTTTTCAGCAGCGCAAGTTGCTACATTACAAGGATTTACAGATTCGATAATTACAGGGGCTACTGGTATGGTTCCAGTTTATTTTATTCACGACACGGATGGAATAAAGTGGTACGACGGAAGGGAAAATCAAACTAACGCACAAATAGTATCAGGCATAAACACGCAGTTAGGAGGCACTACTTGGCAAAGTGGTGGAGGTTCGACGGTAAATTCAGATATTTATTCAAAAGAGTTGTTGCAAATTTCTAATCTAAATACAAATTCAGGATTTGTAAATGTAGATGATGGAATTAGGGCTAGCGGAAATACAAGTACATTAGGTATAAATTTTACAGCAATAGATGAAACAAAGCCATTTAGAATTGATATTATTTTTACAGTCAAAAAAGCATCAACAGCAAACTTTAAAATAAAAGTATTAAAAAGTGGAATAGGATGGCAAGGAGAAAACATGGTTGATGTAGGAAGTTCTGTTTTGACAATGACTAAAGGGCATTTAACAAATCAAGGTATATCTGCAATTACTGACAACTCGACTTGGCAATTTTCTATTATAGGAAACGGAACGAGAATTGTAAAATCTGTAATGCCTGTCACTACAAAATGGAGTGGAGTAAGAGCAACTACATTTCAACCCGCTTTTACAGGTCAAAGTATTGTAGAAGGATTTGATTTTAATTACAATCCATCAGGAGCAGCTTTAATGTTTGATGCTATTGACAGCATTAGCGTAGAGGGGACTGGAACGAAGGAAATGATATTGAATTCTGTAAACATTCAATACTACGATGACTTAACTACCTACAATCCTAAATCATGGGTCGGGACTGTTGCCGAAGTTAAAGTACTTAATGACAATTTAGATAATATATATCCAGCATATGTACACGCGCCTATTGGAGCGAAAACATTAATACAATATCATCACCCTAACGGTATAGACGGTAATTTAGATTCGCAAGCGACATTTTGGAGCGATTTATATAACGCTGGATATGCTATTTGTTATGGTACATTCAATTCGTATAACAATCCAGTAGGAACGGCACTTTGGGGAGCTGGCTCAACATCTTCAAACTGGGGCTCTCCTGCGGGTATGGTATATAGAAAAGCATTGATGGATTATTGTGACAAATTAATAAAACCAGATAATCATATTCACATTGGAACTTCTATGGGTGGTTACAATGCTATGCTGTATGCGGCTCAATATCCAAATAAAGTTAAAGGAGTTATTAGTATATGTGGCGCATTAGATTTAACAACAAATTATGCTAACGGTTCTTTTACTTCGTTAATAAATAAGGCTTATGGGGCTATGTATAGAAACATATTATCAAGTACTGGCGTCGCTACAAGTAATGTTACTAATTGGGTTAAAATTGCTGATGAAGTAAATAAACCAGCGTTATCTGAATACGCTTATAATTTTAGAGATGCATATAGCGCTGGTTATACTTATGTTCCAGGAGACGTTACTTTTCAACCATACACAGGAGTAATAGCTGGGTTAGATTCTTACAATATACATTTAGTTGTTGGATCTTTATCTAAGATACCATTACGATTAATTCATGGAGACTCAGACGCAACAATCAACGCCACTCAAAGCACTGCTTTTCAAACTATTATTGAAAACAAAGGAGGTCGTGTTGATTATACTTCTATATCAGGAGGAACTCATTTAGGTTCTACATTATTCAATTACAGTACGCTTTTAAGGGACTGGCTTAACAGTTTAAACCTTTAAAATAAAATGAGAAACATAATATTGCAACAACAAAAAAGAAAACCTAGTGTCGTAACTGTTCCTTTAAATTTTAATCAACCTGAAGAAATTAGTTATTTTGATGCTTATTTACTGCCGTACAGCGAAAGAGCTAATCTTCAAACTGCTTTAAATACTTATGGGGCAGTCAAATTAGAATCGGGTAATTACAGAGTTGGAGGAGTTGCTAGTGTAAATTTAACTAGCAATATGAAATTGTACGGACATTCTTCTTACAATGAAATGCCGCCTATTAATATAACTGCCGGAGCAACTAATGTTTTAGTAAACAGTGTTAAAGTATGGTATGGGCTTAATTTTTTAAGTGGTTCTGCTATTACAAATTGTAAAATATCCAAAACAAACGGAGGGTATATTTTAGGCACAAATAGCTCTGTAGAAAACTGTGAATTTGTAGACATAATAGGAAGTAAAATCACTATTAATAACACTTCTAGTGGGTATTTCAGAAATAACAAGTTTATAAAACATTGGATAACTTCAGAATATCCTCAATTAGATTTAAAAGGAAACAACACAACTCCTAGTTATGGTAACACTTGGGCTTGGCTAAACTTGTTAACCGCTCACGGAGACGCAACGGATATTAATAACTTTGGCAATCTAAACATAGTTGGTTTAGATGCAGAGGCTTGGAACTTCAATAATTTAGGCACAGGAAAAGCATTATTGTATATGCGAAATATGAATGATGTTAAATTAGGTAGTATGGCGGGACTAGGCTATGCTACTAACTCAACACCTGTTTTTGATATTCAAGCTAATAATTTAATGTTATTAGATAAAGAAATTTCTACTAACGGTGGAGCAAGTACTACAACAGCTAAGACGTTAACTATAGATTCTAATTCGTCACCTTACGCGGTTACTGGCGGAAACTATGATACTAGAGCATTTTTTAATGACACTAATTTGAGTTATGAAGGATCGAACCAAACAGCATTAATAACAGGTACGCCTGCTACAAACATAGCGTCTTCTATTTTAGGTACAGAAAGAGCAAAATGGAATAGATATGTGTTTGCAACAATAGCTAATCCAACAGGAATTGCTTGGGCTACTAATAGAATTGGACAAACAAGTAGTAGAGCTTATATTCAAAATTTAATTGACACACAAGGAATTGCTAATTTACCTGAAGGTATTTTTTATATTGATACTTCTTTATTAATTAATTCAGGAGAAGGTATTGTAGGTGCGGGAACAGGAAAAACAGTAATCGTTGGATTAACAGATGATTTTAATTTAATAAATGTTAGAGGGACAACCGTAAGTTCATTTACTTTACTTCATATGACCCTACAAGGAGGTAACAAAGGAGTTCATATTACTTCAGATGGATTAGACGTATTCTATCAGCCAAATGGAATTAATTTTAAATATGTAGTATTTAGAAATCAGGCTACTTACGGAATAGAAGTTGCTCAAATGTATGGTATGGACAATAATATGTTTGAACAAATACATTTCTTTAACATACCAACAGCATTTAAACAAACGCCTGACCCTGCTTGGGGAGGAGTTGAAACCAACCATATGACTTATATTGATAAAACTGTATTTTATAGATGTCAAGTAATAAATTGCGGAATAGGATTTTCTTTAATAACAGGAAGAGCAGATAATTTAAACGCTTGGATAGAATGTAATTTTAGCGGCAACACGGGAACTTCAATTATAGCCGTTAATCATAATGCACCAGTGGTCATAAATTGTGATTTTAAAAACAATTCAGGAACACGTATTATTGAAGCTACACCTAAATTAGGATTATACTCTTGTGATTTTTCAACTAATTCTTCGTCAAATATAATTAAAGGAGAAGAGGTAACTGTAGAGGGATGTAACTTCCTTGACGCTATTCCTTTATTTGAAACAAGCCTTACAGCACACATAGTTAATTCAACTGTAGTGGGAAGTGTAAGTAATATGGCCAATGGTATGTTTGTGAATAGTAATATACAGTCTAATGCAGGTGTAAATTATCTATTAGTAAAAAGAGTTAGCAGCGTTAATACTATTTTACTTAATACTGCACCAACACCTTACCCACAACTTTTAGTAACACAGTTAATTGAAGAATGAAAAAATTAAATAAAAAGTATTTAAAATGAATTACAATATAAAAGTAAACGAGTCTTTTAATTTTTTCCCAGGAGCATTTACAAAAAACTTTGTTGATGACGATGGAGACTTTCCTTGCGAAGTGGTTATACTTAGTTTGCCCGACCCAGATTCTGGGTTGTTGTATTATAACAATGTTCTTGTGAAGATAGAAGATTGTTTTCCGGTAAGTAAATCAAATCTTCTTTCTTTTAAAAGACTAAAGCAAGGCATTATAAATACGTTTTTTAATTTCAAAGTAAGCGATAATAATCAAAATAAACTATATAGTAAAATGGCAAAAGTAACAATATCAATAGGAGCGTACACGAACTTGCCTCCTAATCAAGTAGGTAATTTATCTGTTCCGTTAAATCACGGAGCTACAAAAACATTCACAGTAGCTGATTTCACTACAGGACTAGTTCCTCCGTATCAAGACCCTGAAGGAGACGCTCCGAGTAAACTAAAAATTTTAAGCTTGCCTGCTTCAGGAACGCTAAAACTAAGTGGAACAAATGTAACGGTGAATCAAGACATTGTATTTGCAAACATAGCTTCAGGATTGTTTACTTATGTTAGCAACAGCTCTACCCTTACTGCTGTAAGTGCTGAATTTAATTTTTCTATATCTGACGCTGGTTCGGGATTATTTACTTCTTAAGAAAATAGAAAAATGGCTACAGTGATAATCAGTATAGGGGCCTATACCGCGCCTTCTCCAAACACTTTAATAAACCTGGCTTTCTTTCCGGATAACGCTGTATGCGACAAAGTTAAAACGTCTTACAGAATAAGTACGTCTACCTTTGTTTCGACTTCTTTGGTTTACAATACTAACGATACGGTTGCCGCTGCAGGATGGTATTCTGACGGAACAAACAAAGCATATTGGAACGGGACGATTTTATCAAGTTACTCTGCTTGTGTAGTAATAGCAATAACATTTAACTCTTTTACAGGAACACAGGCTAATTTTACAATAACAGGAGGTAGTGTAAGTGCGTTAAATTTACAAAAATCTACAAACGCTGGAGTTACTTGGACTAGTTCACTAATAAGTTCCACAAGTCCAGTCACGGGACTTACAGCTCCTACAGTTGAAACTTTAGTAAGATTGCAAAGCGTAGATAATTTATCTTTATTTTCTAATGCGTTGCTTTATAATGTTAATTTTCAATCGCAAATTTCTCCTGGATGTGTTACAATAACCAATGCAAAAGAAGCTTACATTGACGCTCAGTCTGGAGCTAGCGGAACTTTTGTTTCTGCAGGATTTATTTCAAGCAGTGGTTCCGTTGGGCAAGAAAACGACTCGATAGCTTTTTATATAAGAAGATTCTATTTGAACTTTAGTCCAGGCCTTGTAGGAACTCCTACTGCTGTTAATTTAAAAATTCATACTACTGGAAATCCTCAGATGCTAAAAGCACTTAAGTCAACTCCGTTCGGCTTAGATGTGGAGAGTTTTGACAACAGAGATATATACACAAACTATTCTCTTGTGGAAGTAGCAAGTGTTAATGTCGGTTGGATAAATTTCCCTTTGAACTCAAACGGGCTGTCTGACTTAATAGCAAACGGATACCTAGATATAGCTATCGTTTCTAAAGACGATTTTGACGCATTAGCTCCCGCAGAAAACACTTTCTCTCTTACGGATATAAGTTTAGATGGATTCAAGCCTTACTTAGAAATAATTTACTAATAAATACTTATGACGTTAGCCGAGAGAATAATAGAACTATTGCTTAAATCAGACAAATGCGCCTCAACTAATTCGAGGAGCTTTGCTGAATTGGTAAATATAGTTTCGTCTCTATCTGATGCTTTAAATGAATTAGAAGATATTCAGTTTATATATTCTGACGGATCCAATCCTTTGATAACGCAGAACACACCAGGAAGATTTTTAACAAACAACAACGAAAGGCATCCAGACAATTTTACTTATTTATTAGTAAATAAAAGCGCTACAAAGAATATAAATTTATCCCTATTGTTTGACAGCTTAAGAAGCACTGAAGGACTTGTGCTTGATTTAAAGAGCTTAACATCTGTCAATAATTTTTTTAAGTTTAGCGTAGACTCTATAGCAAGTTACGGCGAGTATTTTAGAATTTACGTCACTTTGTTAGGTGATTTTTTTCTTGGAGAATTGATTGACGAAGAGGTGTATACTTATTCTTTTGATATAAAAAATAAAAATTATAAAACTTCTGAACTGCAAAATGATGGAGAAGACGGTGAGAATAAATTTATTACAGCACTTGACCTAGACGACAGGCTTGATGTTTTAGAAGGCTACGTTGATGTAAGTAATACTTTTATTGTAAAACCTGCTTTTTCTTTATCTACTAATATTTTAACTATTGCCGCATTAGGAAGATGGAAATTAAACGGTGTTACTTATACTAATCTCGCAAGCGCATCTTTTGCTATTGCTTATTGCGCCACAGGAAGAACAAGATTAGATTATTTTGTTCCAAATAGCTCAAATGGATTTACAAGAATATCAGGAATAGAAACATTAGGAATGGCCATCGCTCCTCAGCTTCCAAATGAAAACTTGTATGTTACTTATGTACTAGTTACAGACTCAAGTGTCGGAAACCCGGTAACGCCTCCTGCAATAATAATTCCAACAATAGATCAAGTATTGAGTTCTGGTTTTGCTACACCAAGATTTATTTGGTTTTTTAACAACATAAACTCTTTATGTACTCGATTTGCAAGCGATCATATTTTATTTCAAAAGCTAGAATCTGTATTTAATTTTATTAGAGCTGACAATACCACTCAAAGTTATGTGACGCAAATGCCAAATAAGCTAGGAGGATTGGTAGAAACTTTTGCAATGCTGTCTGATGTTCGTCCGCCAGCTTTTGGAACATTTACTTGGATTGCAAGAGGCACAAATCACGAAAATAATTTTCCAATAGCGGGAGATATTTTTCAAGGAATGATTTCAGCTACTGAGTTTTCAAATACTCTTAAATGGAATGGGTATGGCGAATTAAATAATTCTAATCTAGCTAATTTCAATATGAGCAATTCAAGTGAGTGGGAGCAACCAACACTAAGAAGTTCTTCAATTAGCGTTGTCAATCACCCTAACATTCCTACTAGAGACCCTGTGCCTGAAACAGAAACAGCTTATTTTATGGCTCTTGATGACTTAGCTTATTTAACTGAGGCTGTTACTTTATACGGAAATCCAGGATTAACAACCTTAAAAACAATAGGAAGCTATGGAATGGGCGGAGCTATTGTAGAAGTGAATGAATTTGGAATTATAATTAACGTTACTTATCAGGCATAATAAATAAAATTTGAAAAAAAATGAAAAAACTATTATTATTTTTATTACTAATCACAGCAATTAATTACGGACAGACTAACACGGGAACTTTTAAAACAGGAAAGCTACGTTTAGATATTCCTGATACAACTACGGATACACTTACTCAAGTAGTTCTTAGAGATAGCATTACTGGAATGACTAAGGTTATGTCAAGAAAAAATTTCTTAAAGGGAGTTGGTTCTGCAACATCAGCTAGTAATTATTGGACAAAAACGGGAAATGATATTCAGAATAATAATATTGGACACACCAAAATTAAACTAAATAGTGGTCAAGCTTTTACTGTTTTAAATAATGCAAATGAAGTTATATATGAATTTAATGAATTTGCAAAAGTTTTTTGTAGTGGATTACAACAAAATTCAAGTGCAAAAGGATTTGACTTTTTAAATAATTATGTAAGATTTTATACACCCGACAATAAGGGTTTTCAATTTGATATGAGTTTTCCAGTTAATATTACCTCTGGTACTTCAAATGTAATACAATTATTTAGAACTTCATTTGAGCCTACTTCTGGAAACGCTCAATTTAACGTAATAAATTTAGACCCAACTATTAATCAAACTGGAGGAGCAAATGGTATAAGTAGAGCATTATATATAAATCCAACACTTACTTCCGCTGCTGATTTTAGAGCAATTGAAGTTACTGTTGGAAAATCTATATTTCAACAAGTAAACGCTACATCATTTGTAAAAGATGGTGGACTTTCAACGCAATTCTTAATGGCAGATGGTAGTACAAGTACGTCAACAGGTTATTGGACTGCAAATGGCGATGATATTTATAAAAATAATTCTGGAAATGTAGGTATTGGAACAACTACACCTAATAATAGACTTGAAATAGCAACTGGCGCTCAAGATGTTTCTGGATTAAGATTAAAAAATCTAAATGGAACAACAAAACAGACTTTTATTAGATATTTAGATACTTTTAATTCCTACCCTACAAATAGCGTATTTTACAACAATACAATATATTTTGCTACTAACACTAACTATATATTAAAGCAAGGAGCTATTGTTGGAAATCCTGTGAATCATACAGCAACTAGCGGACAAGCTACTAATCTTATTGTTGATTCGTTAGGAAATATATATTTCACTTATTCAAATGGAAGTTCAATATATAAAGCAGAATATAATGCTCCTTGGATTCCAACTTATTTTGCATCTACTGGAGGTTCTGGAGCACAAGGCTTTGCTATTGATTCTAATAATAATATTTATGTTGCAAATTCAGCTGAAAGTACAGTTTATAAAATTAGTCCTGCGGGTGTTTCTACATTTGTTGGAAATTTTGAAGGCCCAGTAAGTACTGCTTATGGTGAGCGTTCAGTATCAATAGCAGTAAGTCCTTTAACTGGAGATGTTTTTGTTGCAAGAAGTAATAATAATTATAAATTATGGAAAATAAATACTTCTGGAGTAACTACATATTCAACAACAGCAGTGAGTTGTGGAACTACTAGTCTTACTTGTGATTCTTTAGGAAATATATATGCTACTGATAATATTTGTGGCGGAACAAGAAAAATAGAACCTACAGGAACGACAGGTACTATGATAACTCCAGGAGGTTCAAAAATTACTGTCATAAGTCCTACTGAAGTATACGCTTATGGTGGTACACAAGTTAATGAAATATCATCAGGAGTAGGAGTAATTATAGGTACTTTACCATTATCAGAACCAATTAATCTTTTTAAAGAAACAGGAGGTAATTTACTAACTGTGCACACAACACCTTATGCATTAAGTCAAGTAACTCCTAACTATGAATCATCTTCCTTAATAGCTGATGGTAATGGAGATATTAAAAAAAATAACGATTTGTATTTTGGCGCTGATGGAGTTCCGGTAGCTAATAATACTACATATTTAAAACTTAAACAGTCTATAAGAACCAATGCATTAATAACAAAAGAATACTTAACATATTTTACTCCATTCATAGATGCAGCGTATCCAAGTTCTTTAAATTCTGCAATAAGACTGAATCATTCAACCAGACTTACTACTATGTATGAATCATTTAATGGTAAAAGAACAATAGACCTAGGCTGGACTGATTGGGATGGTTATGGTTTTTTGCATGGTGCAAAAACTGATAGGTCAAATATTTTTGGAACTCATCATGGAAGAACAGAAGGATACTATAGTATTGTTTTAGGTGGAGAAGTACTTCAAACAAAATCTTATGGAGAAATAGCTATGGGTTATTATAATACCATAGCGCCTAGTGGCACTCTTAATTTACATGTTCCTACAGATCGTTTAATGACTATTGGAAATGGCGTTTATGGTACTCCTTCAGATGCACTTAAAATACTTAAAAACGGACTAACCACTTTACCTTCTGTAACTAATGCTTTAATAACCGCAGAGTCTACAGGGAAAGCCGTTGTAACTAGAGAATATCTAGAATCTAAACAAATACAAAGGCTAGCACAATACACAGTAGCTACATTACCAACAGGAGCGCAAGGAGATACTGCTTATGTTACAGATGCTACAGCGCCTACTTACATAGGAACATTAACAGGAGGAGGATCAGTTGTTTGTCCAGTATTTTATAATGGTACTGCTTGGGTATCTCACTAATAATTAAACTATGAAATTACAAAAAGAAATCTCAACAAATCAACTTAGAGAAGCTACTTTGCGCAAGCATTATATGTTTCTTTTAAAGAGAGATATTGTTTCAAAAGATACTGTTAAGAACTTTGCAAAGGCTTTAGAGTCTTTAAAGTATTGTCAAAAAAGTAGTGCAATAGCGCTGATGTTTTTTTGCAACACGGCATTTACTCAAAGTCAAATAGTAATAGGCTCTGGTAATTTAGGAAATGGAAGTTTTGTAATAGGCGGCAACATCATAGATGCAGACTTGCTTTACGAAAATAAGTTCACAAAAGGCACTCCAATACCAACGCCAAAACCAAAGCCTAAAAAGCGTGGGAAATATAAAAAAAGTGAAGCACAAAAATTAAAAGAAGCATTAAAAAAACTTAATCAATAAACAACAATAAAAATGAAAAACTGGAAAACTACATCAGCAGGAATTGCAATGATTGCTGGTGGTATCGTAGGATTGTATTTTGCAATCACAACTGGAAATGTTACTGAGGTAACTTTAACTTCAACTATCGCCACAGTGCTTGGCGGAATAGGATTGCTTTTTGGAGCAGATGCTACTGCATAAATTAATTTAGAAGTCAGGAGATTGATCCATGATCTGTCTCCTGTACACTTCTTTTACTTTCTTGGCATACTTCTCAGTCATCAACGTACTTGAATGACCATAGAGTTCTCTTAATGTGTCTAACGGTAAACCGGCAAGTATCTTTTGGTCGGCTCCATAATGCTTCATAGCATACAAATTCATATCTATCTTAAGACCAAGTTTTACTATTGACTCCCAACGTCTTGTGGCAGTACATCTACTTACTTTTCTCGGTCCAGGAATAAAATCAGGTTCAGTTTTTTTGTATATTTTTTTAGGCGTTCTAAAGGTTCCGAAAAGATAATACTCTTTAGGAAGACTTTCAAAATCCATTTCTTTATAAAATTTAAGCAAGTACTTATTAATAGGTACGATTCTCTTTTTGTTGGTTTTCGTGATATCTGGAGAAAGAGTGATTTCGCCGGCTTTAAGATTGACGTCTATGAGTTTTAGTTTTAATATTTCAGCAGGACGAATTCCAGTGTGAAAAATAGTAATGACAAAAACGTAAAAGCTTTTATGGTTAGTAGACAGCTCTTTTCTGATTCTGTCTATATCTGCCAAGCTAGCAGGTACATTTGCATCTGATTCTGTCTCAGGCAAAGACTTAACGTTAAATGCAGGATTGGTCTCTATTATATCCCATTGAATTAATTCGCTTAATATAGCCTTCAGATATCCTAAGTGTTTGTTATGAGCTTTGTTGCTCCATTTACGCAATTCAATTGTTTTCTCTAAAATTAGTTTAATGTGAACTCTTTTGACTTCTATAACTTTTAAGTTTTTTAAGTTCAAATCTATCACAGATGATTTAATGAATCTTACCGTACCTGAATAACCTTGATACGTCTTAAGAGACACGTTAGGCTTTTTTTTAGCTAATGCAAAATCCAACGCTTCGTTTAAAGTGTATTCACTTAATTCTGCTTCGTGGTCTTTAATGTTTGGATTCCAACCTGAGTTTAATTTACTCAGTAGGATTTTACAAACTTCTCTAAATTCGTGTTCGCGTTCAGAAAGGTTCTTAATATAGTTCAGACTAAATTTATACCTGAATAGTTTTTTTTCATACCTAAAATATACGTACCACGGTTTCGAATCGTCGTCGTATTTTACAAGTTTCGGTATGGTAAATTTAGCGCTCATTTTGTAAGTATTGTACACCTTTTGTACACCTTTTTTTTAACAGAGAACGGGAACGCCTGTAAATACTGACGCTCCCGTTTTTAAGCAGAGAGGAAGGGATTCTAGCTGTATTTTTTTTGACGTTTATTTTACCGCTAATACAGGGGCTTGCAAGCGTCTCAATACAGATTTCTCTCCATCTTTGTACACTATTTGTACACTGCTGTCTTTAGTAAACACGTTGTCTTCAGTTCCTAAGATCCAATTAGCATTTACATTGTACACTTTGCAAATAGAGTTCACTTGCTCAAGTGTAAAATGATTTCTACCAGAAGCTATTTGATTTAATACCTGAGGATACATTCCAACGCTTCTACAGAAGTCAACCTTAAATCTTATTTCTCCGTAAGACATAAGCATATCCATTAAGTCGAAAATTCTTTTATCAAGTTGATTCATAACATTAGGTTTATTAATTGATTTATTATTTATTCAATAATTAAGATGACTTAAGCTTGTCGTTTTCTTTTTTAATGTATTCGTTAAATTCTCTTTCGGCAAGAAGAGATTCCTTAAGATCGAATACTCTTTCCCTTAGTTCTTGAACTAAGAGATTTAACGCTTTCACATCCATAACTTCATTAGAGCTTTGAATTGCATTTGATTTGGTTACTGGCTGTTTGTAATCAGCTTCTTCGAAATCTTTTAAAGAAACATTAAACACTTCTTCAAACTTAGACATAAAAGTTTTGCTTGGCGAAAAATCACCAAGATACTTGCTTACAGCAGCTTTGCTATAGTTCATTTTTTTACCCATCTCTTCCATAGTCATATCAAGATCTAGGAATTCGATTGCGTTTTTAAGAGATTGGTTTGATTGTTTTTTCTTTAGCCTATTACTCATTTTTAAGTTTAAAAAAAAATATTAGATACTTTTTGTTTACAAATTGTTGACTTATCTTTGACATTCAATTTGAATACTCAAAGTTAGCTAAAAATCTACATTAAAAAATAAAATGATAAAAAAAACTTTAAAAAAGAATATTCTTGAGAAATTGGTTAGAGATAATGCGTTCCATAAAATTATCGCAAACAATTTCGAATGCAGCGAAAGAAGAGTGGAGCAATGGTTCTACAGGGCTTTAAGGGATAATAATGTATTTGGAAACTTGTATAATCATATCGTAATAACAGAGATGATTAATTATCTAAGCGTTAACAAAGAAGAGCTTTTTGAGTAATTGCGCCAATAATAAACAAAGAAACTACTTACGTTCTATTATAGAAAACGCGAGGTCAATGTGTATCACTACAAAAAGTCAACAATAAATATGCATATTTCAGAAGAAGAAGCTGCTTTCCTAACAAGGATGTTAAATAAGTTAAATAGCTCATTACCAGAGGAAAATAAGCAGTTAGTTAGGCCTCTATCAAAAAAAGAAGCTCGAGAGCAAAACGTAGAAAACCACTTGTTAAAAATTAGTAGGAAAAAATAATAGAAACTTTTTGTCAACAACTCGTTTTAAGAGAGTAAGTTTGTATAGTCATTACTTTTTTTCATTAAACAGAAATCACGATTAAGTTATAAACAGTAAGAACCCCCGTTAATTAATCAATTAATTTTATAAAAAATAACATTCAATATGGAAATTTCAATTACCGACAACATAGAAATATACTCTTCAATAACTCACAGCCAAATGACAGAAGATCAATTTGAAGCTATGAGTGAAATGAAAAATAAAAAATCAGAAGACACCGTTATAGGATCAAGATTATCTGCGTTTCTTGAGGAGGAGTAGTATTTGTTATGTCCGCTAAAGCGTTAAACACAAGAATCTTTTGATTCTTTTTGTTTTCATAAAAACTAATGCGTTGCTTTAATTTTTAACTTACTATAAACACGCTCAAGCCACAATCTAATCCAACAATGAAACGCATTATATTTGAAATAAGAAAGACTCTTAGCTGGTATTTTTTATTAAAGCCGAGCGAAAAGACTCAAGTAAACTACATAGCAATAATAATATTATTAATAACATTAGCATACTCAAATGACAGACAGCACAGAGCAAATTATCTACTTCTTTATAATAGAAATAATTCTATTAATACTGACCGTGCCAAAGATCAGGAAAGATATACTGTCAAACTTGAATACTATACAGATAAATTTAATCACCTTCTCGAAATCCTTATTGAACAAAGGGAGGAGAAAAAAGAAATAACGAAAAACAAATGAAGTCTACGTTTTACTTTATAGCCATTTTAGCTTTTAGCGCATTAATGTTATCTCCTGCAAAGGAAAAGATATATCCTTCTAAAGAGGTTATTCAAAAAAAAATAGAAGCAGACAAAAAAGAAGAGCGTCTTAATTTATTGATAGCCAAAATAGAACGTAAGCTTTCTGAGAACGAAGCTTATATAAAGTCGTCTAAAAATAAAAAAAAATAAAAAATAAAAAATGAAAAAACAAGACTACGTAAATAAATTTTATCCAGGAGCCAAGAAGTCTCAAGACTTAACTGGGTTCTCGGCCATTGCAATACTAGCACAAGGCGCTTTAGAGAGTGGATGGGGAGATATTGCTCCGGGAAATATGTTGTTCGGCGTAAAAGATACTGACGGAATTAATGGAAACGAGCAACTACTTACTACAACTGAGTACAGCAGAAGTGCCAATGCTAAATTTCCGCATATTATTTCCGTAACTCCAGTGCTACGCAAGGGACAGAAGTATTACAAGTATAAAATCAAAGATTACTTCAGAAAATTTGAAACAATCGAAGAGTGTTTTACAGACCACGTTCAGTTCTTTCTAAAGAACAGAAGATATGCCGAGGCGGTTAAAGTTCGACAAGACCCTTATAAGTTTATCAGAGAAATTGCAAAAGCAGGATACGCAACAGACCCTAATTACAGCCTGTTATTAAACAGTATTGCTCACTCTATAGAGCAATTAATACCAAAGAATTAATGAAAATAGAATACATAAAATACATATTAATACTAGTGTTTGTTTGCACTGTAGTTTATTTTGTAAAAGACTATCAAGATAAAGCTCAGTTTAAAAAAGACACTATACAAAATCAATTGCAATACGATAGGTTTGATAGTCTTAAGGTAGCGTATATCGTAAATACCGATAGACAACTGCTTAATTATATTAAAAGCAATAAAGAGCTTTCCGAAGCATTAAAGCTTCAAGGAATTAAGCTAAATAGAGTGACTTCAATAATGAACCACGTATTAAAATATCGCGACACCACAATCGTAGAAACTGATTTATCAGAAGTCTTACTTGCTATAAACAATAAAACTCCGATATCTAAGCCGTTTATAGACTCTACAAAATGTCTAGTAAATAAAGGTTTAATTAAATATGAAAATAACGCTTTGTCGTTAGTTTTTACAGAAAGAGTATTTCAAGGCGAGACAACAGCAACTGGTTATTGGGAAAGAAATTTATGGACTATTCCAGTGCTTAAAATTAAAACAAGATTTCTTGGTAAAAAACAAGCAACAGCTTTTGTTATTGATAAGTGCGGAGAAAGTAAAATTATAAACATCAACATTAAAGCTAAATAAAATATGATATGGCTACTTTAAGAGAAATGATTTCTAGCGCAAGAGAAATGGTAAATGCTTATTCAGATGATGTCACATTATCTAATGAGCATCTTGCTTTTTTATTCAAAAACAAACGAGCGACTTATTTAGAGGTTCTTGCGGCTAATCCAAGAAAGCAAATGCCAAGAGAGGCTTATCAGCTTTTGTGCCTAAAACTAACTCCAGATCCAGAATGCGAAGACGGAGTTGTGTTATTGAAAAGCAACTTTATATTGCCGGCTACAATAAATAGCGACCAAGATACTGAAGGAATAGCGTCTGTAAAACTTGAAAGCATTATGTCTAAATGGATAAATGTAGTTGCACACGAAAGAGTTCCTTATTTGTCTGAAGGAAGATTTAATACAAATCAAATTTACGTTTCTGTAACTAGCGACAGAAAAGTGATTCTATTCAGTCCTTCAAATTCACACGTTTTTATAGAGGAAGTAAAGTTAGAAGTTATTGCAGAAGATCCAGAAGAAGCCGATGCGCTTGTTTGCTTAAAACCCGGAGAAGTAGCTTGTGATTTTTACGATAAAAAATACCCTATTCCAGAAAGCTTAGTTGCGCCGATAGTTACAGAAACGGTAAACGAATTAATACTAAAATACAGATTAAAACAAGACACGGTCAATAACGGAGCTGACGATACGCTAGCCCAAAACATACCTTATTATGGTCCAAGAAGACAACAAAGACAACAACAAAGTAGCGAAGAGCAGACGCAGTAGAATAAAGGCAGATTATAATAATGAGCAGTACATATCTCACGTTTTCTGGAAGATAAAAAAGATATACCCAGAGATTGATAAAAAGATGATTACAAAAATAATATCTAGATATTTTGAGTTGACTCAAGAAGATTTGTCTCACGGGAATACCATATCGCTAGGAAGTGCGCTTGGCGATTTATACTTAGTTAAAGTAGAAAGAAAAGTTTATATGAACGATAAGGGAGAGCTTATAAACAATCTTCCTATAGACCAAAACGCGACAAACATACTTTGGAAGCAAAAGCCAGAGCTTAGAGGAAAAACGTTTGTAAGGCACATAAACTCGCACTCTTCTGGGTATTTGTTTAAATTGAAACACTACCTGTTTAGAACAAGCTTAAAAAACAAATCATTGTATTCTTTCAAGTTCTCTAGAACATTGAAAACAAAGCTTTCTCAAAACATAATTAACAAAGAGGTTAACGCCTACGAAATAAAATAAAAGATGAACAGTAAATCCGTTACATACGTTTCTATGGACTTAATTGCCAATAAGGTAATGAGACATCCTTTGATGAAATCGCTTAATTACGAAGACGTAATAGACTACTCGTTATCGGTATTGAAACTGGTAAAAGTTCCAGGCATCTACAAAGAACATCCTCATTTTGCTATATTGGAAAACCATTTAGCATTCATACCAAAAGAAGCTCTTAATCTTAAGAAAGTGGAATTTGTTCTTGCAGACGGCACAACAATTCCGATGACCGAGTCTACTAATTCACTTGGTAAGCAACCGCAGCTTTTAGAGATGAGAAATGCTTACGCAAGAACATCTGCCGACAATGCCGTTTTTAATAATGAATTAATTACAGACCCATCTGTAAGTTCTGTGAAAATGAACGGAATGAAAACTGAAAACACGGTGAAAAATTCGACGGAAACTTTTAAATACAAAGTAAACAATCAGCACGTTCAATGCTCTGTAAAAAACGGAGGAGTTCTGATGATTTACGATAGAATTAACGCAGATAAAGACGGTATTCCTTTAGTCCCAAACAGCGAGGCTTTAATAAAAGCTATTGTAAACTACATTAAAGTTCAAGTATTTGAGGTTCTTGTTGATTTGAATAAGCTTTCAGAACGCTCTTTAACTAGAGCCGAGCAAGAATATTCTTGGTACATAGGGGCTGCTCAAACAGAGTTTCAAGGAATAAGCAGTGAAGACGAAATGGAGGCGTTCATAAATTCTCACGTAGGACTGTTTAATATAAGCTCGCTGCATTCTGACAGATATGAACATTCTTCTGACAAAGAGGTAATTAATATTTTATAATCAAAAGATGACAGTAAGACAAAAAATATACAAGCCTCTTAAGATGGTCAAAGACTTACTTAAAGGCAAGCAAGCTGAAGGAAGTTATTTTCACGCAAAGAATTTAAGATTTATTACACATACCGAAGAAGCTACTGGAGGGTTTGTTTTAGAAAAAGGAAACGACATTTCATTTATTTTACCTGAAGTGACGGTAGACTATTCCTCTACTTCTTTTAAGTACACTGTAAACGGAAAAGCTAAATCGCTTAAGTATACTCTAACTCAAGACTCTGAAATCCAAAAAGATTTTGCAGACCAGGCTAAATCTGCAGGATCTGTATTTCACGGACATTCTATATCGAGAGACGGTATTGTTATTTTTAGCACAAACAACCTTGGCTTTGATTGTATATGGTATGTAAAAGACGAAGCTATAAAAGACATTAAATTGGTTTATTGCAGAAACCTAGGCTTCTCCTCAAACAACCCAATACAGGCTCATAGTAATTATGAGAATGAGAATATTGATAAAACGTATTGGATAGATGGTAAAGCGCAACAGCGTTCTGTAAATGTAAAAGACCCAAAGCTCGTTGATTTAAAAATTAACGTATTAAATATGGTTGGAGATTTTAATCTGTCGCAACCTCAGATTACAGACACTTTCGTAGGAGGAAGTCATACTTCAGGAATGATTCAATACGCTTACAACCTTTACAGGGTTAATGGTTCTCAGACAAAAATATCTCCATTGAGCGAACTAGTCCCATTAGACAAAGATGTTTATGGAGGCGGCGAGTTAAACGAGGTAGTATCAAGAACTGTTTCTTTAAAAATAGACGGCTTAGACCAGTCTTATACGAATGTAAAAATTTACGCTGTAAAATACACTAGCTATAATTTATCTCCAAGTATATCTGTAATAGTAGACCAAGGTATTCCTTCGACAGGAACTTTAGAATATTACGATGACGGATCTGTTTTGCTTGGCATATCTAACGAAACGTTTTTGTTCTTAGGAGGAGACATTATTATTCCTAAGTCTATGGAGGTAAAAAACAACAGAATGTTCTTAACTAATTACGCTGAGAAAGTATATGATTTAGTTGTGGACGGAATAGATGTGGCTGATGGATGTAGAGCTTTCAGTTTTGATGAGAACGGTAACTCTAAAATAGCTAGGTCGATGAAAACTATTACAGACGAATTAACTGACTATGTTTCTGTTGTTCCCGTTAATGAAGATTTAATGACTTTTCATAAATCTGCACCGGCATCACCTTCTTCTAATCATTCTTGCATAAATGTTGATTATTACAAATACAATCAAAACGCCAATGGATACCCTGGAGGAACTGGAAGGTTTTTAAAATACACATTAACAAGAAGCAGAGTCGGAGACGTTGATAAATTTAGCGAAGAAGATGCAAAAGGGAGATTTTACAAAGACGGAGAAATCTATAGATTAGCAATTCAATTCTACAATAAATACGGGGAAGTAACAACGCCTAAGTGGATTGCTGATTTTGTAACACAGCAATTGAGCGAAGGTAACTTAACAGGATATTATGGAACACTCAAAGTAGAATTGCTTCCTGCTTTTACTACTTGGATTTCCTCTCTTCCTGAAGAACAAAGACCTGTTGGGTACAAGATACTTCGTGCGGAAAGAAAGATAAAAGATCGAACTGTAATAGCTCAAGGAATTATAAACGGAATGGTTGCTTTAGATGTCGAGACTAAAGGTAATAGGCCAAGTAATTTTACCGTAGAGGCTGAAAATTTTTGCCATAAAAGCTCTGCTATAAAAATACCTTCTTTAATAAGGCCTTTTGATGATAGCTTATGTCCTTTGCTTTCTGTAAAAAGTTATAAAAACTTAATTAATCCAAACATAGTTAGTGGAAATCCTGTTCTCTACGAAGAAAAAAAAGTAGGTGATCTTGTGGGGAATTTCAGTCCGCTAGGTCCTTTTCTTTCATTGTTTGCAAACAGCGGAAATAAAAAACGTTATTACGGAAACATAAGTGAAGTGTATAGCGGAAATTCAGGGGATGATGCTAGAAAGTTCAGCATGCAATTTAATAAGCTAATGCAATTTCATTGCCCTGAAATAGAGTTTGATTTAATAAGTAAAATTAATTCTAAACAACTAACAGTAATAGGGGGTCTTAAAAACACAGACAATGCTTGGTGGGGAAAAGAGTTAAATTCATCTTCAAAGCAAATATTAAATGAGACAAAAACAGAAGGATATATATCACCATCAGATAAAAGAGCTATAGACGGATCTATAGAGTCGTTGTCTGGAGATCGAAGGAACTTGCAAGATTTTGCATTGTTCGGACCGTCAGGAAACAAAGACACTTACGACACGCATCATTTTTACAGAGAATATAACGCAGATAGAAAAAATAGTTTAGGAACTGTTGTTGGGGCTTTTACATTTTCTAAAAAGAATTTTGAGCTATACGGCTCTCCTGAAATAGCAGAAAGAGGTCAAGGAAGAAAAAGATATAAAAACAATCCTGAATTAGCCTATGTAAATACAATGGAGCCAATGAGTAGCGATACTTTTGAAAATGCTAATAAACCAGGAAGAGCCACTGATATGGGTGTTCCTGGCATAAATTCAGTAGCGTCTCACGTTTGTCGTTCTGCTTTTTTTGCTTTAGGAGCTGATGGAGACGAAATGAAAACTAGAAGAGGATTGGAAGATGTGTTTTCTCAATCAGGACTTACTGATAAGTCTTCTGTTATTCTTTGCGAATTTAAAACAGAACCTGTTTTATTGTATGTAGGTAGTATTTATGGAGGCAACTCCTATGAAGATAAAAAGCGCACTCCTTATGTAGAAATAGGTTCTTATAAAAAAATAACAGATTTAACTTGCTTTATAAAAAGCCCAGGAGACACTTTTGTTGCTAATTATAAATTCGAAAGAATTTCTAAGAACGGAACTGAATCAAGTACAGCAAGTACTTCTCACGTTACCGAAATAGTTTCTTACACTACAGAAACTTCAGTTGACTTGAGAAGAAGGAATGATTTAAGTCTAACAGAATGGGACAGCAAGTTTTCGCCTCTTTATGAAGAATACAAGAAATACAACAGGGTATATTCTCAGGAGCCTAATCTTATTTATAGAGTAGATAGGGATTATAATTTTAGAGCTGTAAATACATTTGAAACGTCCATTATAGCTACTAAAGAAAAGATTCCTAACGAGCCTATTGATAGTTGGACTGATTTATTAATTAACGAGCAAATTGGAATTGACGGAAGATACGGGCCTATCAATGCGTTGATTTCTTACGGTGACGAAGTATACGCTTTTCAAGACAGAGCAATTGCTAGAATATCTATTTTACCTAGAGTTCAGATATCAGGTAACGACGGTATCGCTGTACAGCTTGGAACAGGGCAGTTGTTTAACGAGTATAAATACATTACAACTAAATCAGGAAGCGTTAATAAATGGGGAGTTGTCTCTACTGAGATAGCTCTATACTATATTGACGCATTGAACAAATCATTCTGCTCTATATCAGGTGGAGTACTAACTAACATCTCTGATTCTGAAGGATTTCACAAAGAGTTTCAAGACATAATAAATCAGGCTTTTGTAAACGCAGATAACCCTATCAAAAGAGCAGGTATATCAATGGGTCACGACCCAATAACAAGTGATGTTTATATATCTGTATTTAACGAAGGGAAATGTACTACAATAGCATATAACGAAGGAACAAAAGGATTTACGAGTTATTACGACTACGACTCTCCAATGTATATTTTCAACAAAAAAGAAATGCTTACTGTTTCTCCTAAAAACGGTTCATTGGTTTATAAGAATTTCGCAGGAAAGCACGGTGTGTTTTACGGAGAAGTGAAAGAAGCTGGATACTCTGTAGTACTTGCGCCAGAACCAATGGTAGAATGTCTATTTAATAACCTAGAATTTAACTGTTTGTCAAAAGACATTTCAGGAAAAGAATCTCTGATAACTTGGGATAAAGTTAGATTGAGTAATGAATTTCAAGACTCTGGATTTGTTAATTTAATCAATAGAACCAACATACGGAAAAAAAATAGGCAGCATAGAATCTCGCTCCCAAGACAAAAGAATTCTAGAGATAGGATAAGAAACAATTGGGCGGTGATGGAATTAAAAATTACTAACACTACTGGAATCAGTATGGCTATGAATGATATAGTATTATACTATACGCCTAATTATATAGTAATACAGTAATAATCAGCATTGAACTTCATTAAAGACATATTTTTGTATAACAACTAAACGCTATGGTAAAGAAAGAACCAACTAAATACTCAACAGCAGACCAAAAATCAAAAACGCTTGGAGCTGAGACTGGAAAAGTCTCTGCTGTTGGCGCTTTAAACACTAAAAATAGAATGTCTTCCGCAAGAGGACCTTATCAAATACTAGATGGAACTTGGAGGGATCTTGAAAAATCAGCAGGAAGAAAGCTTAACAGACAAAGCGTAGAAGACAACGACTTGGCGTTTGAGCTATACACAAAGAAAAGCGAAAAAGCTCTTGCTCAAAATGGTATCGAGGTCAATCCTGGGAACGCTTACGCCTTACACGTCTTTGGTCAGCAAGGAGGAGTTGAGTATCTTAAAAGAATGAAGTCTAATCCAGACGGATTATCTACTGACGGAATGTCTAAAGAGGTTATTAACGGAAACAAGCTTTTCTTTTTTGACGAGTCTGGCAAGCCAAGAACTAACGCAGATTCTTATAGAAAAGTATCATCAAGAGTTGGTGGTCCAGATGATCCTGGAGCAATATCATTACAAAAAGAAAATAAACGACAAGCTGTTGCTGAGCAAATTAGAACTCAACAAGAGCAACGTATGCAGTTTGAGCAACAAGCTCAGATGCAGAACCAAGAACAGCAGCAATTAGAAAATCCTGAAGACGTAGCTCAAGAGGCTCAGCTAGAACCTGCGCAACAAGAAGTTCAACAAGCTCCAATTTCCGAATTATCTTCAGCGAGTAATTCCGCAGGATTGATGTATAGTGGAAATCCTGGAGGGAAGTTTATTCTGCCGAAACAAGCCCCTGTATTAGACGGGGTAAAAACTAGTGGTGAAGCCTCAATGAAGGCAAAGACGTTTTCTTTTGGAGGTGAAATTACTCCAGAAGAAGCTGCTAGGTTAGCTGCTAAAAAAGCCGCTCAAGCAAAGGCTTCAGTAGTAATGACTGACATAGGATACACTCCAAATACAGAAAAGCCTTTTAACAACAAAGAATCTTTTGACACAAAAAAGATTGTTAAATACCAACCGGGAGTAACTAGCGGAAACAACAACGGATTTTACTTATATAGTAAAGACCCTGTAAACGGCGGATTTAATCCAGAGAGAGATAGAGAATTTATAAACCAAAGCGAAATGCTTGCGGTTCAAAGAACTCCCCAGTGGAAAGAGTATTCTGCAAATGAAGCTTTAAAAAAACAACAAGTAAAGCCAGTGGCTTCTATGTTTGCTGATGGAGGAGAAATAAATAATGGTTTATTAAACGACTTTAACGTAGGAGGAACTCACGAAGAGAATCCTAACGGTGGAATCAATCAAGGAGTTGGTGAAGACGGCGCTCAGAATACAGTTGAAGAAGGAGAGACTAGGATGGGAGATTATATTTTCTCAGACAGGCTGACTCTAGATAAAGCGGATGTAGACAACTTGTATCTTCCAAAAGAAGTTATAGGAATGACTTATGCTGACGCTAGTAAATTTATCAACGAGTTTCTTGAAGAAAATCCTTTTGATATTATTATTAAACGAACAGCAGAATCGCAATTAGATTCTTTAAAAATAGGTAACGACAGAGCGAAAAGCTTTAAGTCTCAGGAAGAAGATATAGTTGCAGAATCAAATGCGCCTAAATTTCAATTCAGCGGAGGTCCAAACAAAGAAGTTCAAGAAGATCCAACGCAAGAGCAATCGGAACAATTCCTTTCTCCTGAAGACCAAGCGTTAGTCGAGCAACAAGAACTTGAGCAACCTCAAATGGCTTATGGAGGAAGGATGCGTAAATTTGAAGGTGGAGGAAATCCTTTATTTTCAGGAAAAGGAGCTTTGAGTAAAGATAATGCAGGGGCTACTATTGGAGCCGGATTAGGCGTCGCTACTGCTGGATTCGAATTAGGAATGGACGCTTTTAAAAAACACGACGTAAACGATTTAGACAACGTAATTCAAAAGAAAAGCGTAGCTGGTTCAGCTGCTGCTGGAGCGTTGAAAATGGCTTCTGCTGGAGCGGCGCTTGGTCCTTGGGGAGCAGCGGGAGGTGCTCTTGTCGGCGGGATTATCGGCGGATTAGGAGCAGCTAAACAAAACAAAGCCGCTAACACACAAGATATGGGAATAACCGCTAAAATGCATAACAGCAAGTTTGGAGAACTAGCTCCTGAAGTACAGCCTGTTTTTCCTAGTAATCAGAATTTTCGTGCTTATGGAGGAAATATGTATCACGATGGAACAAAGCTGAAGTTTTTAGCAGATAAGTACATTAAAAAAAATGACGACTCAAGCAATTCTGTAGCTAGAGTATATGCAGGTGAAGCTAATAAAAAAATAGCAACAAATGTAACTCAGCAAAGCAATAAGCCTGTATTTAAAATGAAAGGAGATAGTCCGCTTAAATACGCTGGAGCAGTAGGGGCTTTAAGTAATTATATTAATAGCAGAAACGAAAAACCTAGAGTAATAAGTTCAGAGATGTATTCAAAAACTAGTACTCCTAATTATTTTGATGAATCTATTATTGACAACAAAATGAGTCAGGAAATGAACAACAGGTCTCAAGCGATACTTGCTACTTCAGGAGGTTCTGCTGCCGCAGCTAGAGCAATGCAATACGCTAACAGTAGTGAAATCAACAAACTTAAGAGCGACAGTTATTCTAAAATGTATGAAATAAATAATGCTGTTAGAGACAAAGACCAGGCTGAAACTCAGCGAGTGGCTGATGTTAACGTAGGTGTTAGAAATCAAGATTATCAAGCTAATCTTCAGGAACAGGATTTTGTTCAAGGAAGAAAAGAAAAAGCTAGAGACAACCTGTATGCTTCAGTAGAGGCGATAGGTCAAGAACAAAGCGACAAGAATTTATTATTTAATCTTTCTGGCGGATATAAAGGAGGTGTTTACGATCCTGAAGATAAACTTAGCTTTCAAAATATGGTTTCTAATTGGGGTCAGAACAGAAGAAAAACTTCAAAAGCAGACGGAGGAATCTTAAGCTTTGTAGATAACTATGAAAACGTTCAGGATAAAAGAAAAAAATACATAAACGAAATTAAAGCACAATACAATGGGTAGATTCAATACATATCAATCTGATTTAAAATATACTCCAGAGTCGTTTGAGAAACTATCTATTCTTCCAATGGAGATGAGAAAGAGACACGATGAAGTGAATAACACAAATGATTTAATTGCTTTAAATAGAGCTAACACGTCTGTTTCAGCTCCGTTTGAATCTGAAGCAGGTAGATTAAATCAAGACTTTATAGATAAATCTTCTGATTTAGCAGCAAGAATGAGTAGAGAAGGAGCTTCCGATCCAGGTAAACTAGAAGAAATGAGAAGGCTTAAAAACGAATACAATACTCAAAGCGCCGCTAATGGAGTTCTTGGAAGAGGAGCTGCAGATAAAATATCTATTGATAAAAGGAAACTTGAGTATTATTCATACGCAATGAAAAAAAATCAATCTGGAGAAGATATTAAAAAAAATTGGGAAAGCGAGCTAAAGACAAGAAATGATGCGGCTTCACTAATGCTTAAAGAATCTCCTAATTCAACAATAGAAGCATTTAATCCAGCAGATGCTCCTGAAAAAATCGACGAAATAGAGCAGTCTACAAAGCTTAGAAACATTATGGGAAGTACTTCTACAGATGTGTTTAGAGACGGAGTTACTCAAGACGCTAATGGAAACATAGTTCTTACTGAGCAAGGATTGAAATATTCGGAGAAAAATGCAGACAACGCTAAGCAGTTAAAAGCATATCGAGATTATATGAATGATGAAGTTTTAAACGAAAACTCAGACATCTCCAAAGATTTGAAGTATCGAGCTAATGGAGATTTAGAAAAGTATAAGTCTCTAAAAAAATCATTCTTAGCTAGAGTAGCTCATTTGTCAGGAATAATGGACACGTCTTCTCACGCTGAGTCAGATGCTTATGAGAAACCATCAGGCGGAACCGGACCTGATGGAGATAAAACCCCTGCTGAAATTGCTTTAGTTAAAACAATGGAAACCGGACCAGCGCCGTCATTTACTATTGGAGGAAATGATAAGATATGGACTAGAAAACATACCTTAAATCCAATAAACGTAGAGTCAATTGTTAAGTCAATGGAAATTGAGGAAAATAAACCAGGAAGTAAAGTATTGGAAGACAGAGCTTGGGTTCCTATGAAACAAGCGGCTATAAGAATGATGCATATCGTAGGTGATTTCGAATCAAAAAACAAAGACAAGATTGAAAAAAAGATGAAAGAAAAAACTGCTGAATTTTTCAATAGCAGATATGGAATTGGTCCAGAAAAAGCTCCAAAGAACATAGCTGAAGCTGGAAAAATTGCTAAATTACTTAAAGAATCTCTCAAAGGGACAGAGGGAGATTGGGATCAAAGCGCTAAATTCTTTTTAGATAAATTCATGCCTCACATGGAAGAACTTTATAGTGAAGCTTTATCTGAATCCGGTCTTGATGATAATCTATTATACACAACAGACGGATACACCATAGGAGTTGGAAAGGACGCTGATTTATTGGACGACCAAATCAATAATTATGTTGCTCGAATTGGAGTAGGAAATTTTAAAAAATTAATTTCTAGTTCTGGAGGAAAAGTAATCGATACTGCTGGAGAAACAACAGAACTTGATGAAGCTTTTAGTGGAGATGTTAATATAAAATTTAACTCAATAAATACAATGAATGCAAGAGGTTATCCTTCATTGTCTTTTTCTGTTACTCCAAAAAAAGAAGGGTCGTTATCTAAAAGCGTAACCGTTGACTTTAAAGAAGAGGGAAGAGAAGCTTTCACTGAGATTTTAAAATCAATCGGAACACTTAATCTTGATCCAGTATCTAGAAAAAGGATTGAAACTATGTCAAACAACGTAGCTTCTACAGCTTTAATTCCAGATATAGATACTGATAGTGGGAAATTCAAAGGAAGAGAAACTTATAGCAAGCAACAAAGCGACGCCATTCAGAAAGACTACTTAACAAGAAACTCAACGTTTAGAAACGACGGGTTTCACGTTGATGGAAATAAAAACTCATTGACATTAAACAAGTCTGGATATTTTACTGCAAAAACAGCTAGCAAAGGTTCTGAGGACTTTAAATCATTTTCTATTGAAAATCAAGTTAAGAAAGAAATGAATAAGCTTAATCTGAAACCAGGAGACGCTGGGTATAATTCAGCTATGGCAAATCAAGTTGCTGCAGTTTACAGGCTAATGGGTTATGACGAAGGAAATAGAGAAAATTCTTTAGACAAAGGGGCTTTTAGCATAGAGTTAAATACAACAAAAAGAAAGTTATTTGCCGAAGCGGCGACTCAATTAAATGGCGTAATTTACGCAGTACAGGAACCAACGCAAGCAGAAAAAGATAATGCAATGCTGTCTTTTTACGACAAGGTAAAAGGCTTTGGATTAACAAGTAAAGATAGAGTTTACGCTCAGTATTAGTTTTAATAAAAAATATAAAAATGTCTAGACCCAATTTCGGAGAAT